CCGTCACCGTCCCCGCAATCGTCTGGGTGGAGGGAAAGTTGGAGATTGTGACGGAGCCGATGCTTAACGCCGGCATGGTGGTCACCGCCACGGATCCGCTCACCACCTGGGTGGCCGGAAAGTTTGAAACGCTGACGGCCGCGCCCACGGTCACGGTCACGTTCTCCAGGGCGGAAAGGCTGTTCGCATCCAAGGCCACGGTGACGGTGTTGCCGACGGTCACGGTGGCGGCCACGGAGTTGGCAATCACCGGCTGGGACAAGGTCACCACGGACGGGGTTTCGGTCAGGCTTAGATAAATGTCAGACATGTTTTTTTAGATTAAAATTAAGATTAAGATTAAGGGGTGTGTCAGCTGACGACGGTGATCCTAGGGGTAAGGGTGACGGAGCCGGCCAACAGCTTGGTGCTCACCCCGGCGCTGGTGACCATGAAGAGGTCGTACTTCGCCCCGGCCGTCGGCACCACCAGGCTGGCGGCGCTGGTCACGCTCATCCTCACCTGCCCCCCGGCGGCGGACACCACGCTGCAGCCGATGGCGGTGGCCACGGTGCCGGACGGAAACTGCCGGATCTGGGCGGAAAACGTGCGGCCGGACAGGTCAATCGCCCCCTGGGTGGCGGTGGTCAAAAAGAGGTCGCGGGTCCAATCGGCCCCCTGCTCGATTTCAATGTTGTAGGTGGCAGCACCCATAAATCAGATATTCGTGAAGGTGAACGTGAAATTCACTTACGCGCAGGGGATGTCAAAGGGGCCTTTCCTCGCCCTCTTTCCATTCCACGTTTAGGCTGGCGGATCCTCGGCCAAAATAGTCGGGGGAATTGGTCGCAAGATTGAGCTGCACCGGAAAAAAAACCCAGCGGGCTGGGATTTCCTTCCCCAACGCCTTCAGCGAAACGGTGGTGTCGGACCGCCCGGACAGGTCCCCCGGCAGCGGATCCACATCCCCGGCCCATCCCAGGGAAAACGGCCGGAACCCATCCATGGCACCGCTCAAAAAGTAGTTTGGATACACATCCCGCGCCGGGGTGGACGGGTCAAAAAAAGACGGCTGTATGCCAAAAAACAGGGTCATGGGAAGCAGGACGTCATAGCTGGCAAAAGTTGCGGCCACGCCCACCCTGCGGAAGGTGGCGGGGCGCTGGGTGGACGGGCCGGGCAAAGAGTAGCCTTCCAGGACAAGCGGAGAAGCGCTGGGTTCCGCATCATGAAAAAATTCCCCCACAAAAACGTCCACCACGCGCCCCCGCACGTTGCAGTAGGCAACCCACAGCGGTCGGTTCAAAAACGCCGCCCCGTACCGGATGGTCCCCTGGCGGGGGTCCGGCGGGGGACCCGGGTTTTGCCAGCCCGTCTCGTACGAAAATTCCGGCACGCGGTCGTCCCGGCCCGCATCGCGCACATGGACGACCTCGGCACTGGAAAAGCGCAGCTGCAAATCCACGGGAATCGGCTCACTGGGAAAGCCGTCATTGACTACGTACCGATCGAGCTGATATTCCCCGCTCATGGACACCTCACAGGTGTGGGTGCGGCGGAAGTAGGTCCGAAACAGCTGGGCGATGGTGGTTTTGACCTGCCGGCGGCTGTTGACCTGCTCTTGGGTAAAAGAAAATGGCGGCCGGGTAAGCCGGCTCAACCCGGGCCCGCCCAGGACCAGCAGCGGTGCATCCGCGTATCGGGTAAAAAGCATGGGGGCAAAGGAGCCTAGAACATGGAACGGGGCGGGATCATCACCGCCACGGGATACCCATCGGCCGGCAACAAAACGGTCACCAGCCCCTGCTTGATGTAGGGCAAAAGAAAGGAGCCCGTGCTGCCCCCGGGGTTGACCAGGTAGGTGGCCAGCAGCACGCGGCTCTTGGTTTGCCGATCGCCGGTGATTTCATAGCCGGGCAGCAACGTGGTGGAGGCCGTGTAGGTGTAGTTGGAAAGCGTCAAATCATCGGCCACGGACGCCTCCAGGTAAAAGTAGCCGTCCGGCGTGAATGGCAGCTCCTGGCCCGCATTGGCGATGGCCGCGTCGCCGGCCGCTCCCTGTCCGCTCCCAATAAACGGCCCCTCCGGCGTGGTGATCTTAAAGAAAAACCTGTTTTCCTTTTTGGTAATGGTCACCTTGTAGGGGTAATCCTCCTCTGGCGGCACCGCCCCTGCCCCGCCCGGTTTGATGGACAGCACGGTGCCGTTGGTGGAACGGTTGACGGTGTAGCCCACCCCGGGCTGGATCCGGCACTGGTCCACGGCCTCGCGCAAGCGGTTCAGCTTATCGACAAAACCGCGGACGTCCGGGTTGCGGGCGACCTCAAAGGGGCCGCACTGGAAGCTGTCGGGCTTCTCGTTGGGCATAAAAGCCCCTAGCTGACGCGGGCGACGAGGGTGACGGGCACCTGGGCCAGCACAGTGCTGTCCGCGCCGGCTTTTTCCTCAATCTGCAAAAAGGCGCTGGCGGAGCTGCCGCCACCCAGCAGCGTGGTCACCGCCGCGGTGGAGAGATCGATCTGCTTGCGGTAAAAAACGGAGGTTTCCGGCGCCTCCACGGCCACGGCGGGGGCGGAGGTGTAGCCCGATCCGGCGGACGTGATGGTCAAACCGGTCACCTCGCCGTTCAGCAGCACGGGCGTGGCGGCCGCGCCGGTCCCGCCTCCCCCGCTGAAGGTGATCTGCGGCGGGTTGGCCGCATCGTATCCGGCCCCCTGGCAGGTGACGGTCAGGCCGGAGACCTGGCCGCCGATGTCCGGCGCCGCCACGGTGACGGCCGGGGCGGTGAGATAGCCGCGGCCCGCATTGACCACCACAAAACCCTGGCTGGTGCCGCTTTTCACAAAATTGACGACCGCCTGGGCGCCGCCGGCGGGCGGGGCGGAAACGGTGCAGGCAAAGGTGCCGTCGCCGTAGCCCACCCCGCGCGTCACCAGGGTGACGACGCGCACGCCATCGCCCTGGTTGGGCGCGGCGATGGTGATGGTGGGGGCGCTGGTGTAGCCGTACCCGGCTGAAACAATCGTCAGGCTGATGCTGCCGTTGCCATTGAGGCTGGCGGTGACGACGGCCGGGGTGGCCCCGGGCGCGGTGGCCACGTAGGCCGCGTTGTCGATGGTGATGGCCGGCAGCGTGGTCCAGTAGCCCGCGCCGGCGCAGGTGACGGTGATGCCCGTGACCTTGCGGTAGGCGGACAACGTGGCCACGGAAAACGCGGTGGCGTAGCCGGGCGTGGGGATGGAGGAAAGGGAGAGCTGCCCGCTGTTGAGCACCGTGAAGTTGGCGGTGCCATCGGTGTCTCCGCAGCTGGGGGTGGAAAAGATGACCGGCACGGTGGAGCCGGGGGCAAAGGAGGCGTCCGTGCCGCTGATGGTGGCGCCGGTGACCCGCACGTAAGGGATCAGCGGCGTCAGTGTGGCCGCGCCGGTGGTGGCGATGGTGCCGGTGTTGAACGGAAACTTGAGGGTCGTCTGGCTTCCGGCAGTCAGCACGGAAACCACGTAAGCCAGGCCGGAGGCTTTGCCCAGGTTTGTCAGCAGGGCCCAGCTGTTTTCGGAAATGGTGGTGCCGCTGCCCAGGTTGAGAACGAGCGTGCGGCTGCCGGAGCTGACCACGGAGGTCACCGTGCGGGCGGCGGCGGCCTGCATGTTGGTGGTGGGCGGCAGGACAAAGACATCCGGCAGGGCGTTGTAGCCAGAGCCCGGATTGGTCAGGGTAAGGCCGGTGAGCTTGCCGGATTGAATTGTGGCGGTGGCCGTGGCGATTTCCCCGTTTTCGTCCTCCGGCTCGGAAATGATGATTTGCGGGGCGGTGGCGTACTGGGCGCCGCAATCGGTGATGTCGAACCTTTCCACGCGGCGGCCGGGGTAGGCGCGGTCCGGGTACAGGGAGACCAGGCCGGTCTTGGCGGCGGCTTCCAGGGGCCGGTGGTTATAGTTGTCGATGGAAATTTCTCCGCCGGTGACGCGCTTTTTGCCGTTGGCCAGGGTTTCCGTGGTCAGGGAGACCGTTTCGCCCGTGTAGGTGGATGCGGAAACGCCGGCAACCCAGGAAGCGTAGTTGTTGCCGATTTTACTAGTGCTGGCATCAGTGTAGTCCGGGCCTGTTAATCCAATGAGGCCTGCCAGGCTATCCACCTCAAATCTTAATTCTCTGGATCCATTAAAAGAAAATCCGCCTCCATAAGTGGACCAAAACTCATTGCCGATCTGGGGTTGATCCAGAACATAGTTTTTCGCGTCCTCCTCGCTACCATAAAAAATCGGCAATCCCTTGCCCGAGCCGGTGGACTCCACATAAACCGGGCTGAGAAAACAACCCACTGAGGTGATGGTGAAGTTATTGACGATCTTTAATCCAGAGTAAGTGTTGTTCAACCCCTGGCTGATGACACTGCTGGTCAAAATGACGCCTCCGTAAAGGTAGCCGTTGGGAGCTGACGTGGAGGTGACGGGTTGCGCGTTGGTGTAATAGGCTGCGGAATATCCGGCCGGCCATGAAACAATGGAATGGTAGCTGGATTTAAGATTGATCGTGGAAAGCGTGGTGACGCTGGACGGGGGAATCCACGCGCCGTCCGGCGTCAAAAACTGAAAAGATGCACCGCTGGATTGAGAAACAGAAAGCACGTTGCCGGTCACCGTTGGGCTGCAGACCGTAGAGTTGATGGCATCCCATCCGTTGGATAAAATTCCTGCGTTTTGGTCGGTATAGCCTCCCGTCACCGCCGGGATCCGGTAGATCATCACGTGGGTGGTGGACGGGCTGGTGACCCACACGCCGTTCACGCCCAGGTTAATCATGTTGCGGAATGTCTGACTGGTGGAAACAATGGTGGCGGAAAGGCTGGCGTTGGCGTCATACGGCGTGCCGGCGTCGTCCACCGTGAGGTATTTGTCGAAAGCGGGCGTCAGGCTGTATTTGACCACCGGCGGCACGGCCGTGGGCCCCAGGTAGGCCGTCACGCGGCCGCTGGCAAATGTGGTGACGGATGGCGTGATGGTGATGACGGTGGGGCTGTTGACCCCGGCCGTGGCCGTGGCCGTGATGGATCCCAGCAGGCTGGCCGTGCCGGTGGCCGTGACGGCCGCGGTGATCCCGGCCGTGGCCGTGGCCTGCGCGGAAAGGGTGACGGTGGAAAGCGTCAGCGCGGAGGCGACCGCCGTGCCGCCTAGTGTGCCCACCCGCACGTTAATGGCGCTGGCGGTGCTGGTGTAGTGGCCCAGCACGCCGTCCTCCCGCGTGAGCAGCTCCACCTCGATGACAGGCTTGTCCCCCTGCCACAACCGCGGCGTGGCCGCCAGCTGGGTGGAGGACGGGCCCGTCAGCAGGCGGTTGTTGTCCAGGTCTACGTAATAGCGCGGCATGGGATTACTTTGCCTGCGTCAATGTCAAGGACCGTAGAGGAAGGTGTCCCAGCCACCCTCTCCGCTCATCTCGTACTCCTCCGTCACCGTGTAGGACCCGGTGGATCCGCGGGCGGAGACGTTGATCAGCAGGAACGTGGCGCCGCGGGGCACCCCGGGAACGCTGACGCCCGGGCTGGCGATTTTTCCCACCCGCCCGGCGGAGGGCGGGCTGGAGGCCTGATAGGTTTTGCGCACCACCAGGCTGGGCACGTAGTAGCTGGTCACCCCGTCCATCAGGTATCCGTAGAGGCTGCGGGCGCGGGTCACGTCCGATCCGCTTTCGCGGATTTCTTCCTCAATATCGGAAAACTTTTTGCCGCTGGTGGCCAGCGCGTCGCGGATGATTTTTTTGCCCTCCGCGGTGACGAAGCTGCCCCGGCCCTCGCCACCGTAGACGGGGTGGGCCTCGATCGGCACGGTGCGGACCGCTGAGACCACCTCCACGGCGACGGCGCCGGGCTGGATGGGATCGCCAATGGAGCCGGCGTCCTGTTCAATCTGGTAGACGGTGCGGATCTGACCGGCCACGTCCGTGGTGACGGCCTTGGACTTGACGGTGCCGGTCAGGCCGGTCGGCTGCGGCGCCTCCTCCGTGCCGATAAAGGTGACGGTGACAATCTGCTTGCCGTCCTTGTCGATCGTCGTCGTCCGGCCGGGCTGTTCGTAGTAGGGCATAAATTACTGCACTCCCTCCGGTGTCACGCCGGCAGCCATGCTCTTGCCGGTGTTTTTCTCGATGTTTTTAAGGACGGCAAGCTGATCCCGCTGAATGGCATCTGCGCCGCCAATCTGGGCAAACCGGCCGCCCCCGCCCACCTGCTGCAGTGAATCAGCCAATACTTGCAGACTCCCACCGGTGGCCAATGCCTTGGCAATGCCACCGGGAATCATCCCGTCTGTAATCTGTTCTTGCACCCTTCTGCGGAGAGAGTCGATTTGCCCGGCCAGGGTTATGTTTTCCAAAACAGCTTGGGCGCGCTCCGGACCGTCAGCCATGCGGCTAATTTTTTCACGCTGAGCTGCCTCCTCGCGGGAAAGCTCCACCAAGCGATCGGCATCGTTAAGGGAATTAAGAAAATTTTGCCGGGCGGCGCGGTCGGCGCGTTCGTAGATCTGCGCTGCTTTTTCCGCGGCATCGGTTCGCGCCACCGCCTCTTGTTGTCTTGGGACAGCGGTGGGCGGCTCTGATGTAAGTATCCCGGCAAGGTTTTCAAAACCCAGGAACTTGGCCATGGCCGCGGCGGCCGGCACAATGGCCGCAGCAATGCGTCCAAAAACCAAAGTCATGGCGTTGCCAATGGTTTTCATGGCATCCGACGCGGCGCTTAGCGCCTTGATCTGGCTGTCCGTGTAAGTGCCCATGGCCGCGCCAAGTTTCATAATCTCATCGGAACCCATGCGCAGGGTGGGAAGAAGATCCGTTGCCGATCGGCCCATCAATTCCTGGGCAATCCGAAACTCGTCGGCTCCAAGCGCGCCCTGCTGTGCCGCCTGGGCAAAAGCCATCAAAATATCCTGCGGGGAGGCGGCTCGCAGTTGTTCCAAAGACAGGCCAATTCTTTCAAAGTTTTCCGCCATGGCTTGGTCGGTTGCGGCGCGGCTGGCATTGATCGCCGCCTTGTTCATGGCGGCGGCCACCGATTCCAGGCTGGCCCCGGAAAGCTCTGCGGCATTACCCAGCAGCTGGAGCTGACTGGCGGAGATTCCAAATTTATTTGCGAGATCTTGTAGTTGATCCCCCTTCTGCACGGCTTGATTCAGTCCACTGAGAAGTTTGTCGAAAACAAAAGCTCCGGCAAAGATTCCCCCAATTCCCCTGGCAAAAGACGCGGCGGAGCTTTGCAACCTGGCGATGCCGGTCTCAAAGCCGGAGGCATCGAGGCCTGTTTTTACATTCAGCTCGCTCATAAACCGTTGGCCTTGGCCCTTTTGGCCGCGGCGATGTTGATCGCCCGGATCATCTTTTGCCTCTGATTGTCAAGGGCGCGCTGGATCTGCGTGGGTGAGATGCACTTGCTCACGTACGGCACGTGGTTGGTGATCCGGATGAACGGGCGGGAGGCGCGCTGGCTCTGATCGTCAATGCTGCCCAGCGCCCGGCCAGTGGTGTGGCGGGTGACCCAGGACGGAATCCCACGCGTTCCGCCCAGATACTTGGCAGGGCTGGCCCAGCCACCCTTGGCCATACCCACCCTGGCCATCACCTGTTTGGCGTAACGGTTGAGAGCCGGCTGATTTTTTACCACCAGCTCGGCAAATTGATTGCGGCTGACCTTGCGCCGGGCTCCGTACCTCGCCTTTTTGATGGCCGCCCCGGAATCAAACGGGCCCACGCTGGTTCCGTGGTAAAGTTCCAGATTCAGATCATCCAGCAGCTTTTCCGCCTCGGCAAATTTTCCGCTTCTCATCATCCTCACAAACGCCGCAGCCGCTTGGCGGCTTCCCTCCATGTGTTTTAGGTCCGATCCTTTTCCGCTGTTCCAGATATTGCGGTGGGTAACCGGAACGCCTTTGTAGACGCGATTGACGTCTGCCCGGACACTGGTTTCTCCTTTTAGCTTGGCGCCCTTGTCCGTGCCAAACGGGGCGGTTTGAAAGGCCAGATTGACTGCAATCAACCTGCCCTGAGCCCTTAAAATATCAGAACGGTCTTTTTGCGTGCCGGAATAAAAATTGCGCAAAGCTCGCTGAAACTTTCTGTCGTCTACTATAAATTTTACTGACATCACCCCGCCCTCTGCATGGCCCGCCTGGCCTTCACCTGCTCGATGGCCAGCTGCTCGCCGGGGCTCACCAGATCCACGTCCGCCCCGCGGTGCTTGGCAAAGGCCACGTAGTACCAGTGCGCCAAGCCGATGGGCATCGTCCAGCTTCTCTCCTCGCCCAGCCCGTGCCGGATCAACCACGCCGCCACGTCCAGCGGCTGCGGCAACGGGCACAGCTGCGGCCCCTTGGGTTTCTCGCCATCTTTTTCCCACAGCATGGGCGGGGCGTGAAAGTCACGGATGTAGGCGGAAAACTTGGCGGCCTCCCGGGCCAGGCTGAGCTTCCTTGTCCGCCAACTCCACCACACCAGCCGCCAGCCAGACGGGATCTGGTAGGCCGGCCAGGATCCGGTGCAGATGGCCACGGCCAGCCGCAGGTCGGTCATGGTCACGCCACTTTTGCCGTGCCACAGAGGGCTTTCGATCAGCTCCAGCAGTGTGGCGTGCCAAAGGGAAAGAGGCTGGAGCTTTCGCCCGAGGACGACGTGGTCGTCCCGGTTTACGATGGATTCGGAAAAAAGTTTATCCAGGGCCATAAAGCCGCCCTGTGGGCCGGATCAGCTCAGATCCGGGTAGTGGATGCCGCGCAGCGAGATCTTCGCCACATCGCCCAGGGTACGCTTGCGCTCGACGGAGTTGGTCTGGAAGGTCAGCCCCTTGGCGGAGAATGTGTTGGCGGCGGTGTAGCCGTCGTCGATGCCCTCGATGGAGGCTTCCACGCGGTCGTTGTAGGCTTCCTTAACGGGCGGGACGGTGTTGGCCGTGCCGCTTTCCGTGACCAGCTGGTCCACAGTGCCGGTGAGCGTGGCGTTGGTGACGACGAGACCGCTGATCGAGATGGTGGTTCCTACGGCCATGGCTTACTCCTTACGGGATGGTGGACCAGCTGAGCTGCGTTTCCGTCACGCGGGGCTCGTCGGTGTTGCTTTCGCGGTACTCAAAGCCCACCACGGATCCGTTGGTCATCGTGCCGCTGGCCAGCGTGGGCAGCGTGCCGCTGTAGGTTTCCACTTTTCGTTCACCCTGGGCGTATTTTTTGAAGCCCTGTTTGACCGCGCCGTCCGCGCCTTGAACGAAAAGACGCTCAAACGTGGTGGCGACTGTCTCGGAGAGGGTGGTGCTGGCGGGTGTGCCGTACGTGTAGGGCATTTGGCTAATTCTCCGCTGTCAACCGTTACGCCGGATCCACGTAAAAGACGGCCGTCACGCTGTCGGCCATGGCCCGCTCGTTGGTTTCCGTGCGCTCGCCGGAGACGTGGGAGCCCAGAAGGGTCACCCCGGCGGTGATGCCGGAAATCAGGGCGGAGCGGTCCTTTAGCCTGGCCTCGGCCCATAAAAAGTTTGCGGTGTGGCTGGCCACGGTGGCCGTCTCCTGCGCGGGCGTCATCACGGTGGCCTGCACGGTGATCTTGCGGGTGTTGCCCTGCAGGCCTTCCTCAATCGCCTCCGCGCTCTCGGCATGGATGACCAGGGCGGGCAGCTCCAGGTCGGAAATCTTGTGGGCCGCCTGCACGTTCAGGCCGGCCGGCTTGGACGGGCTGACGGTGGTCAGGTACGCGGCCAGCTTGTCCTCAAAAGAAAGCCGCAGGCTCATCGCACGTCCTCCGGATCGCCTAGGGACAGGGAAATCATCCCCGCATCCTGGGTCACGCCCAGCACGCGCTTGCGTTCGCCGGATACGGTGACCGTGGTGAGCAGGGCCGGGGCCGAGGCGGCCGTGGCCAAGTAGACAAACTCCGCCGGGGCGGGGTTGACCAATCCGCCCATGCCCAGCTCTCCCGTCTTTTCGCCGGGGGCGTAGATGCCGGTGACGGTCTTGCCTCCGATGCCTGCGGTGACGGATCCGGCGCCTTCAATCATATCGGCGATGCCGGAACGGATCAGGGATTCGAGATCGCTCACGAAATCAACCCTTTATGTCAAAACCCATCTGGCCGGCGATCCATGCATAGGTTTTGGCCAGCCCGTCCTTAAGCGGGATAGACGGCTCCCAGCCCAGCACCTCACGGATCAGCGTGTTGTCGCTGCTCCGCCCCCTCACCCCTTTGGGCGCGTGAATCTTGTAGCGGCGCAACAACCGGACGCCCGCAATCTCCTCGGCCACGTCCACCAGCTGATTGATGGAAACCATTTCCGCGCTGCCCAGATTGAGCGGTTCCCGAACGTTGCCTTCCATGATGGCCCGGGTGCCAAAAATGCAGTCGTCGATATACTGGAAGCTGCGGGTCTGGTGACCATCGCCCCAAACCTCAATCTCCATGGTGTTGTCCCGCTGGGCCTCAATTACCTTCCGGCAGATGGCCGCCGGCGCTTTCTCGCGCCCTCCGTCGTAGGTGCCGTGCGGTCCGTAGACGTTGTGATAGCGGGCCACCCGCGTCTCAATGCCGTAGTCCTCAAAGAAGTGCCGGCACATGCGCTCGCTAAAAAGTTTCTCCCAGCCATAGCCGTCCTCCGGCATGGCGGGATAGGCATCGGACTCCTTTAGCCCAGGATTCTCAGGGGTGGTCTGCTTGTCGGCCGCATAGACGCAAGCCGAGGAGGCGTAGAAATAGCGTTGGCAGCCGGCGTCCCTAGTCGCAACGAGCAGGTTGGTGTTGATGAGGACGGACAGCATGCACTCCGCCTTGTGCATTTCGATGAAGCCCATCCCGCCCATGTCGGCCGCCAGGTTATAAATCCAATCCATGCCGGCCGCGGCTTGCCGGCAGGCGGCCGCATCCCGCAGATCCAGGGCGAGGTTTTCCACATCGTCAAACCGCTGGTACCACTCGCCCTCTGGTTTGATGTCCACGGCACGGATCCGGCCGGCACCCTTCTCCCGCAGGCTGGCCACCAGGTGGCCGCCGATAAATCCGCCCGCGCCGGTGACCAGCACGTTCACAGAATGGCCTTGTGGACGTAGAAATCGTCCTGTTCGCCAAACATTCCGGGCACGCCGGGCCTGGCCAGCACGTAGCCTAGGCTGGCCATCAGCTCCCGGCTGGGTTCCCTGCTTTCCTTGTAGCGGTAGTAGTCCGTCTCAAACGTGACGGTGTAGGCCCAGATCTTTTGCCCCAGAATATGCTGCAGGCATTTCCACGTGAGCTCCGGCGGCTCCAGATCCAGCGAAAGATAGTCCACCGGCTGCGGAATATGCTGGGCGGCCAACAGCGCCGGATAGTCCAGCGTGCAGGCGTCGCCTAACACAAAGACGGATCCGGGCCGCTCCCGCGCCCAGCCGTGGGAAAAAGATCCGTCCACGTCGATGGCGATCCCGCGCCAGCCCAGCTGTTTTTCCAGCGCCCAGGTGTTGGACAAATTGCGGGGCTCATGGCAGCCGACGTCCAAAAACGTGCCGTCGCGCTTGTTCTTGAAAACCTCGGCCACCCACCTGTCCTGGCCGATCTGGCCGTACCACTCGCTCATCAGTGCCAGGCCTCCCCGTACTTGGGCAGATTGGCGTGAAGGGCACGCAGGCGCATGTCCACCGTGACGGAGCGGCCGATTTTGCGGGCCTCCTGGCAGATGTTCCAGTGGTCCGTGTTGGTGGGGTGATCGGTGTGACGCGCGCCGGTTAGGTAGACGGGCACGGGCACGCTGTAGAGGCATCCCACGCCGGCCACTTCCACCACTTCCCTGCCGGAAGCGTCCTCGTGGTGCGGGGCAAAGACGTTCCAATGTTTGTCATCCAGCCCGACAAATCCGGCCGTGTCGTAGAACTGCTCCTCCCGGTCCTCAATAAAAACCGGGCAGGAGCTGACGCCGTGCGGGTTGGCGGCCAACAGCCGCGTGGGCAGATCGGCGGGATACTCGACTAGATCGGCATCGATCCACAGGACATGGGTGAACGCGGACAGCTTAAAGCAGTCCAAAAGCGTGTTGCGCACGCGGGTCACCTTACTCCACGGCGTGCTGTCGCCAGCCTCCTTGGCCAGCACGCGGGAATCAAAAACGATCACCAGATCCATGGCCGGGTTGGCCGCCGGCATCCGGCCGGCCAGCTCCAAGGCGCGCCGCTTCAGGTCGGCGTGCATGTCCGCCTTGATCGGGATCAGTGCGAGGACGGACGGCTTCATCCTTTGAGCAGGGCGTAGGCGGCAAGGTTGCCGCCGGTCTGCTTGTTGTTTTGCAAGGCGTCCTCGCCCAGCCCTTCTGGGCGGATTCGGATGCCGTTGGAGCGGTTGAAATCAGGCGTGTTGCACACCAGCGTGGCAGTGCCATTTTCCCGCAGGCGTTTGCTCATCATGAAATCGTCAGCCAAAAACTCGGCCCGCTGCTTGTCGTCCAGCTTGGCAAATTCCTTGGCGGTGTAGGACGGCCAGAACGTTAGGTCTGGCAGGTCTTTCTTGCGGCAGCAGACGGCGCCAAAGCCTTCCAAAATCTCCGCATGGCCGAGATGATCGGGCGCGATCGCGTAGCCCTTGGGGCCGGTCATAAAGAAGCCGCACAGGCCGATAGCGGATTTTTCCGGGCACGAATCCACCAGCGTTTCCACCATCTTGGGGCTGTAGAGAATGTCGTCATCACACCAGATGATGAAGTCGTCCGGCTCGGCGTGGTGGGCTCCGCCCACAAACTTGGTCGCGGGCCCGTGGTCGCGCACGGTGTGGACGGACACCCTGCCCTCCTCCACCAGTTTTTTGAGAAAGGTCGGCAGCTGGGTCATGTCCGGCATGCGCTCGCCGGTGCGGGCCAGCTTTTCCGGCAGAGACAGGCAGATCTCGTCCGCTGGCCGGCTTTGGTTCAGCAGGCTCTGCAACGTGGGCAGGATGGTGTGGATCCGCTTGGGCGTGGTGGTCAGGCAGACGCGCACCTTGCCGTTGCGGTCGATGGGGCTGGGCATTTTTTCCGCACCGGGCGGCACGGTGCCGTTTTCCAGCAGCTCCGCATCCCAGCGCAGGCCCGGCAAAACCGCGTCCTTGGCCTTGACGGTCAAAATCACATCGCCCAGCGCCGCCTGCAGCGCCTCCTGGGCGGTCTGCACGATGTGCAGGCGGTCGGCAATCTTGTGGCCTTTTTGGGTTAACAGCAGGTGCTGGATACCGTTTGGCGCGTCCGCGCAGTCCGTGTAGAGCGCCATGGATTTGAGGCAGTCGTCCGGCTGGCCGGCGTGGATGACGGTGATCCGGCCCCAGGCGCCGCGAAATCCGTCCCGCACCAGCTGGTTCGCCTGCTCGTGCTGACCCAGCGCCCGGAGGCACTGCGCCATCAGCTGGCGTGGCAGATGCTTGTACCAGCGGTTTTCCTGGTTCCAGTCCTGCGTGGACGGCATAGCGTCCACCTGTTTCAAAATATGATAAGCGGTGGTGAAATCGCCGTGATCCATCCGGTCGGTCGCCAGCAGGCCGTGCGCCTCCCGGCGCATCGGGGAAAGCGCGATCGCCTTGCCAATGTGGTCGAGGCGCTTGGCTCGCTCGGCCAGCATCATGAAGGCCTGGCAGTGCAGCTGGTATTTTTCGGTGGCGCCCACGTCCGCGTGTTCCAGCGCCAGCAGGCATGGGCCGATCGCCTCCTGGTACTGGTTTTTAAGGAAATGTTCCTGCGCCAGGTAGTACCACTCCATGCCGATGCCGTTCAGCCGGCTGGCGATGATCCGCTTATTACGCTCGGCGCTGGAGGTCTTGGGTCCGGTCGGGGCGTGCAGGATTTTTAAGTGCTCGGCCACGGCGAGCTTGGCGCCATCCCGCGGTTTGACCCGCTCGTGGATCTGCCGTTCCCAATAGGCGGAAAGTTTCCCGTCCGGCATCCTGCGAAAGATCCGCTCGCGCTTGTTGTTGCGCATGCCGCTGTTTTGGACGTCGTAGAGCGTGACCAGCAGGTCCCAGTTGTCCTTCCCGGCCGCGCAGGCCTCAACCTGGGCGCGATGCAGGGCCGCCTGGCCTTCCTCAAAGATGTCGTCGCAATCCGCCCAGATAACGAATTTTCCGGTGGCCAGGTCGAAGGCCTTATTGCGGGCGGCCGCAAAGTTATCGATGTGCGGCCAATCTGCATTTTCCGGGGCGTTGTGATACTCCGCAAAGATGCTGGCATCGCCAGCCGCCTCCTGCAGTGCTTGGCGCAGATCGTCGCTGGTGTTGTTTCCCACGGCCGCCACCACGACCACTTGGTCCCATAGGCCGCGGGCGGATTCGATGAGGCGACGCAAAATCGCCCCCTCGCCGTTACCGGCGATGAGGGCGATTGAAACCAAAGGTGTGGGGGTCATGGATTCTTTAGGAGGAAGGGCGGGTGCACCCCCCGATGCACCCGCCCCACCAGTAGGAGGCTAGACTTAGACGAGTCTCACGAGGGAGCTGGTCTGGCCGCGTCCGACGCCGTAGAGGATCCGGTAGGACCGCTCGTGGCTGCCGAGGCGGAAGTTATAGTGCTCCGCCACTTGCAGGCTGAGACCGCTCTTGGGCTCGGTCACCACGTCGATGGAACCCGGGAGGGTCACACCTTCGGGGAGGGCCGGCAGACGGCTGGCCACGACGAGCGCTTCCCGCTGGGCGACGAAGCCCTTCGAGATGCCGGCGGCCAGGCTGTTATAGCCAAATACGTTGATGCCAGCCACGGTGCCGATCTGGCCGGAGGCCACGACATCACCGGAACGCTGGGCGTTGGCAACGATGTTTGAGTCGTTGAGCAGCGAGGCGTAGTTGCCCGGGGACAGAACCGCGAAGCGGCCGCCCATGGGCACCTTGTTGGTGTCCAGCGAGAGGCCGGCGCTGACGATCGAGCGGAACGTAGCCGCATCGGCCGTCACGGACAGCGTGCTGGTATAGTGGGTGGTGACGAGGGCGAGGACGGAATCCACCATCGCCTTGCCCAGAGCGTGGGCGGCCTGCTCGGCGAAACGCTCGATCAAGTTGATGTTGGAGCTGGTCCGTTCGTCGTCGTTGATCGCGTAGGTCGTGTGCTTGAACTGGTTCAAGGTCACGGTCACGTCGGTCTGCGTCACGTCCGCCGGGGCGTAGCCGGTGGTCGCGCTGTAGTCCGAGGCGGACTGGATGCTGACGATGTGCGTGGTGATGGAGTCGCCCTTTTTGGCGGAGGCGTCGGAGAAGTCAGTGACTCCGCTGCCGATCCATTGATAGTTTTCGACCAGCAGCTCGAGAGCGCGCTGGGCGATGACCTTTCCGTTCGAGACGGAACCGAGTGTGTTTCCCATGGTGGTTTGTTATCCTTTTTGGTTATCGCGCCAGCTTTAGTTTTTTGAAGATCTCCGCGGCGCGGCGGCTATCTTTTTCCGCGTTGAACTGCGAGAGCAGGTCGGCACGCGAGAAAGCGGTTTCCGTGGACACTTCCAGGGGCTGGACGCCACGGCTGGCTTCCAGCTCGATCACCTTGGCGGCGATGACGGAAGGCACGGGTTGGGAAAGTTCTTTGACCTCGGCCTTGGCTTCGGCGGCCACGGGCTCGGGCTGCTCATCCTTGGCGGGCTCAACGGCGGCCGGGGCTTCTTCTGCCACGACGGCTTCGAGCTTGGTTTCCTCGGTCTTGGCGGCCATCGGCTCGTCCTTCGGCTTGTCGCCCATCTCGGGCGCTTCGTCGGACTCTTCCGCGGCCAGCATGGCCAGGATCATGTCCAGCTTGGCGTTGATGTCTGCCATGGTGGGCTCAGCCAGTTTGGCCGGCTCTGCCACCGGGGCCGCCGGGGCTGCGGGCGCCGCTTCGACGGGCGCCTCCAATTTGGCCACGGGGGCCGGTTCTGCTTTGTTCATGCTCACGGCTCTCTTGCTGTCAACTGCACCTTCGTAAATGGATTTATTGGCGGCAGCGCGTGTTACCAGGTCAACGGACCAAAGGTCACGAACGTCGGCCAGTTGCACGCCGTTTTCGTCAGAACGAGGGACACCGCTAAAGCTGATTGAAAAGCCCAGCTGATCAGGGAGCTTGGTCAGAAGCTCAGCAAAGTATTCGCTTTGAGGGTGATTTTCCAAAAGCTCAAAGTCGGCCCGAACTCGCTGTCCGCTAATTCTAAAATTGCTTAACATTCCAATCACTTCCCCAACGTCATTACTGTGATTTGCGAGCACCTTGACTGGCGAGTTTTGATTGCCCAGCTCCATGACCTGCTCAAGCGTCGTCTGGTCAATCATCATATCGTGGCCAAGGGCGGGGCCAGCGGTGATGACGGAGATGCCCTTAAATTTTTTATCGGCCATAGCTGGCCAAGGCGTGTCAATCAGACTTCTTTTTCTTGGCGGCCTTCTTGTTTTTTAGGCCGATGGCTTTGACCACCATGTCCAATTCCTTGTCGGAAAGTTCCAGATCCGGATCGTCTTTCATGGTGAACGCCTCGGTCACCTGCACCGGAGCAGTCATAGAAACCGATATAGTGGGAGCAGCCAGCTCCGGGGCCGGGGTCTGCGCCGGTGCTTCGTCGGCCGGAGGCGCGCTGGGCGGCACGGCCGCGGGCGCGGGCTGGTTGGCCCCGGTGATTTGCACCTCGGAGATGTCCACGCCGGCTTCCTGCGCCTTGGCGCGGATGTAGGCCTGCTCGGCAATCCGCTGGTCAACGATCTCCTGCCAATCGCTGCCGCGCTCGGCGGCGATGTCGGCCAGGGTGCGGATGCCCAGCTTGAAATCTTCCCTGTCGGCGGCGCTGTCGCGTCCGGCGTCGATGGTGGTGCGTTGAGGCGTGTGGTAAACAGCCGTCCACCAGCGGTCCATGCCGCGGGGCGGGGTCAGGTCGCCGCGTTTGATGGCCTTGGCCAGCGCCCACAGGCGCACGCGGGAGACCAGCTGGGTGGTGACGGCTTGGGAAATCTCATCGAACCGGCGCTGGGCCTGTGCCAGCACAAACCGCTGGGACGGTCCGGACAGGTCGGCTTTCCAAAGGTACTCGTAAGGCAGGCCGAGCCCGGCAGCCACGGCGCGCAGGAACTGATCCATGAAGTCAGACAGGTTCGGGCTGGGGCGGTCGTCCTTGATCTCACGGATCTTGCGGCCGGCGGGAACGTTCCAGATGGCGCCGGAGCCGAAGATGCGGTCGGTGGTGATGCCGTTATCGGTGGTCGTTTCGGGGCCGAAGAATCCGGCGCTCCCCTCGCCTTCCAGCGCCAGGCCGATGGTGCTGGCGCGTTTCACGGAGACCATGGTGTTGGTCAAAATCTCCTCGCGGTCTTGGATGAGGTTAAGGCAGGTGACCAGGCGGGACAGGCTGCGCAGCTCATCGGCGCGGTCGCGCTCAGCCAGCACGATCAGGTCGGGCGATTGCACCTCGCTGAATTTGTCGCCGTCGCCCAGGTTGATGTAGTAGGAGAGCGGCCGGCCCTGGGCGTTGACCCGGACGCCGTCGATCACGCGCTTTTCGCCGTTGAGGTAGGGCGGGGTCTCGCAGCGGTGGGCCTCGACCATCTGGAGTTGGGGCCAATCGCCGTTTTCTCCGGCGGACGTCAGGATGAGGAAAACCTCGTTGTCGCGCAGCATGGTCCTGGTGGCGACCTGTTGCATGGTGTTGAAATCAAGAAGGCCGCGGACGTCGCAGCTGCCCATCCAAGTGTCGAACCACTCCTCGGTGGCGCGGTTCCAGCCCTCGTCGGAGGTGCGGGCCTGGCATTTGATGCCCGGGCCGATGGAGTTGCGCACCATGCAGTCGATGGCGCCGCGGACGACGGGTGAGTTGTAAAACCAGTACCGGGCTAGGCCGAGGACCTGCTTGCGCGATTGCGTGGTGACGTCGGTTCGGGTGTCCTGCGGCTGGACGTAAATGTATTGGCGCTGGGAAAAATCCTGCGTCCCCGCCCGCACAATCCGGCCGATCCACGAACCGAGGCTCATGGGTAGATCGGGACCATGCTGCCGAAGTTGGGATAGCTGACCTGGCCGGTGGATTTGGTCAGGTAGTTTTCAAGATCGGCCGAGGTGGTGAAATCCTTGACCCGCGTCCACAGCTCATAGGCCATGGCGGCGACGCCGGCGGGGTTGACCCCGGGCTGGAGCTGGTAGCTGAAGGACTTGCCGGCCACGGAGGCGGATACCATCACCTTGCCGCCGTTGTTGAAGGTGGAGTACTGGTTGGCCGCAATTTGTTCCAAGGCAAGGCGTGTGGCCACCGGATCTTTCGCCGATTGAATCCAGAGGGAAAAAAGAAGGCCCCGCTCCACGCGCTTTTCATTGTGTCAATTTAGGCTCCGGATCCGGGCGGTTCTGCTCATGTTCCAAAAAAACCAGCACCAGCTTCTCGCAGTCCCCTAGGTGGTTTGGGCCCACCACCTCCCAGGTCAGCTCCCGCTGGCCGTAACGTAACTTGCGTTCCACCAGCCGTTCGTTGGTCAGCTGGGTGATGTAGTCGCGGCCCAGATTTCTGGGGAGCCACCAGTCGGCTCCGGTGCGCTCCTTGATTTTGTTGATGTAGAGTGTGTGCTTAAACACGTTGTCGTCGTACTGGACGAGCGGGAGCGTCCGGCCTAGGTGTTCGACCACCTGCTTGACCACGCTGGCCCGCATCCCGGCACTGGCGGCCCGTCCCTTGCTGGCCCAAAATTTACCGGCGGCCCGGATCACAAACTCATACACGCCCCCCGTCCGCCTGGCGGCGTAGCCGGAGTCCACAAATCCGCCGATGCAGCCATGTGCCTGACCCTCTTGCCCGCGGACCGGATACTTTTGCGCAAACTTTTGGAGCACGGCGTCCCAGCCGATGAGCTGGCCGTAGTCCACCAAGGCGCTCCAAGGCCGCCCGGCGTTTTTGCCGTAGGCGCGGATGGTGTAGAAAAGCTCAGTTTGTTGGACGTCGACCGCCATCATCAGTCCGTCCGGCGGCAGCGGACATTCCCCCAGCAGATATTCCGGGCTGGCCTTGATGACGTCCTCGATGGCGCTGGGCTTTACCGTGGCTGCGGCCGGTGACCATGGCTTGGCCAGGTAGCTGTTCACAAAATGGTGCAGGCCCCGGATGCTTTCCTTGTCTTGGACAAACATCACCGCCAACTCGCCCCACGTCTTGTGCGGGCTGTAGAGGGCATTGAGGTGATAGCTGCGGCGGCCGGGTTCGCCTTGGGCCGTGGGCTTCCATTTACCGTCACGTAGCATCTGTGTCCGATGATGGTACTGAATCTGGTTCCGGCAACCGGGGCACTCGTAGTGGGCCGTGGTCTTGAGCTTGTCGAAGTCCCACGCCTCGGCTTCGGCATCGTAACACGTGGTGTCCCACCGGATCCCCTCCCACTCCAGGTTGAACTGATGATGGCACTTCGGGCATGCCACCATGTAGTAGCGCTGGTCACCGCGCTGAAACTCCGTCCAGATGTTGACCCCTTGGTCGATCGTCGGCGTGGACGCCTGCACGTAGAGCCAGTGCGGAAATGATTCCATGCGCGCCCCGATCAGCTGCAGCGGGGCGGCCTCCTTCGTGTTCCAGTCCGGAAACTTGTCGATCTCATCCGCGATGCACATCCCGGCGCTGCGGCTGCTGAGATTGCTCTCGCTTCCAGCTCCGGTCCACCAGACCGTGCCAGACTTGAACCTCTGCTCGTCCAGCTTCATCTCGTCGTCGTTTTCCGGACACAGCCGGCTCAGGCACTCGTTGCTTTCCACCAGCTCCATCCAGCGGTCCGCGCTGATCGACCTGGCCAGCTTAAGCGAAGGCAAAACCACCATGCAGGGCGTGGCCCGGTTGGTTAGCCGGTGGGCCAGCATGAGCTGCAGCGCTGTGCTTTTCCCGCACTGCACCGCAAAGCACAGCGTGACCTCGTGGATCCCCGGCGCCGTGGCGCTGTCCAGCACCTCCCGCAGGTATGGCATGTTGTCCAGGCTGACCCTGCCCGGCTTGCTGGGGCTGTATCGTTCCGAAAACCATATTGTCTTTTCCGCCCACTCGCTGACGGAGTCCATCCCCGCGGGCCGCAAAAACTTAAACGCCGCCCCCGCCCCCGCGATTGGTGATGATTGCGTGATTGTCATGCAACCATGCGGGCTTTGATTGATTCATAACAGCGGCCCGTCTCCTCGCGGAGCACCGCGTGGATCTCGTCAGCGGACTTTCCGGCCAGCTTGCTGCTTTTGTTGACCAAGGCTTCCATCCCTCTTTGAAACTCAGCGGCTAACCGCTCCACTGTTTGATTGTGCTGGGACCTTGTCATCATGATTCCAGCAGCGGCTCGGGCCTTGCCCAGCTCCTCGGCCGCATCCCTGGCCCGCTCTTGGGTTGCAATCACCTTGTCTAGAGCCAGCCGGATGGCGTGTACGTCTTTTGCTTCCCTTGCCGAGTCCAGCAGCTTCATGGCCTCTCGCTCGGCAACCTTTGCCCGGTTGCTACGTTCCCTGACCTCGGCCACTTCTGCGGTTTCACCAGGTACCGGCGTGTCCAAGCTGACCGGCCCGTCCGGATCCGGGTAAGCCGCAGCCGCCTGGGCCACTTTGCACCTGGGCGCCCGCTGAGAATTGGCCGCACGCCAGGCACTGGCCTCCTCCATGCTGGTAAGCGGCATGCCTTTCGCCACCCACTTGGCGATGGCCTGACGGCTGCATCCCCACTCCTTGGCTAAGTCGCTAGCGGTCATGACTAGGCCGGCACCTGTCAACCTAGGGTTGCGTAAGGTTACTCTCGCAAAATACACGCGAGTCGTCGCCACCGCGGGGTGCGCCTTATTAAAAGATTCCTTACCCCCATGGTCCATGACCATGCAGGCACCATGTGCCTGACCATGCTCATCTGTAACTGACTTACATATAAAAACATCAGCACATGCCAACATGGTCAACATGGTCAGTCCGTACCCAAACGCGCGCGCGCGCCCACGCGCCCGCGCTGGAGACCGGAAGACAAAGCGTAAGGCAGATAGGCAACTTACCATGATCACCATGACTACTTTAATAGAACCAATTAAAGGGGAGCGGGTTGCGATGCAACATGGTCAGCTGCATGGTCGACCACATGGTGCACTTGAATCATCCGGGCATGACCCTCGCCCTTAACCTCCAGCCTCTTGCGTCCAAAGGTTCTGCCATCAAACCTAGCCAATATCTTACCAAACGCTGACCTCTCCCTCCGAATCTGACGATCGTCATCACTTGGCTCCTCGTCCAGCACCCAGGCAAACAGGCCCAGCTCACGTGACTGAGCCATCATTTCCGCAGGCTTAAACTCTAACACTGGCCTAGCCTCATCGACTTGCACGGCCGTCACCAGCTTCTCCATATCGGCCAAGGTATCGTCAGCTGATACTGCTGGTGCCGTACACGGATGCACCCCAGTCACCAGTTCAACAATGCCACCCACTTGGGCAGACCACCTTGGAAAGCTGCTATGGTTTACGGATCCGGGCGTCCGGCCAGCATCATCCCAGTGCTTAACAAATGACCACAAAGCACCAAGCAGCTGGGGCCGGGCAGACAAAATATCCTCCTCGCTTATGGCCCGGCTGTATTTCCGCTCCTCAATCTTTGCTTCTTGCACGTGCAGACTTAGCTGCAGGCAGCGCCTTCTCATGTCGGCATTGACCCTTGCCGTGTTGGCCGTCACGTAAATGAGGCACGATTTCTCCACCTCAAAGTTTCTGGACTGACCCAACACCCTGCCACCCCACACGTTAGCCGTGATAAAAGCCTCTAGGCTCGATGACTTAATCTCTCCCCTCCAATTATCAAACACCAAGTACGGCTCGCCGCTTATTGCGGCTGCGTTTAGGGCCTTGGTCAATTCCTCGCTGTCGCTTCCCTCTGGTGGTGCCGTGATCCTCATCGGGCCAAACACTGGACACACAGCTAAGCGACACAGCAGCGTCTTGCCGGCCCCTTCCGAGTTGGCTGAAAAAATAAAAGCAGGCCTTGGTTCCCGCGGGGCCAGCATCAGGTCCAAAAACGGAGCAAACATGGCGGCCATGGCCACCGCTTTGCACCTAGCGGACTCGGCCTCGTTTACTGGCCACGGAAAGTCCACCATCCATTCCTGAAAAACCTGCCGCGCCTTTTCTAAAGGCATGTCGTCCTCCAGCTCCATCTCGCTACGCGTTAACACCTGGGTCTCCGGGTCATACCCTTCCGGCAACAGCTCGAGCGTCCCATCCTTACGAATCACCGGTAACCGAACCGTGGCTACCCTCCGGATTGGCCGAAGCTCACGGATAAACTGCTCACTGGCCAGCACCCCGGCCGCACACTTGTCGCTCATGCTGGCGGCCTCCTCCCCGTGCTCTCCCAGCTTGTATGGGGCCACGTAGTCCTCAATCCAGCTGTGAAACTTTTCGCTCGTCATAACAGACAAACGTCCACGACGGTTCACCATCAGCACGATGCCGTCCCTTTCAAACAGATCCTGATCTCGCAACGCCTTGCCCAGCTCCTCAGCCGTCTGACCGATCCTGTGTCCGTTTCCAGGCAGGCGCACTTTGGGCAGGACTGACGTAACTTCCACCACCTGGCTTTCCGCCGGTGCCCCAATAAAATCTGAAACGTCAGCCGATGCCTCCCATAAGGCATCCAGCACCTGCCCGTCCTTCATGCCGATCTCCTCCATGCGCCTAACCAGTCAGAAAAATCTACCTTTCCATCCGCCGGAGCGGATGGCCACAACAGCTCCCACCTCACCACGCGCACTTGGCATTGCCCTCGATCCCGCAACGCCTTGGCCACTGCCAGGCCGTGATCCTGCCCAGCCTTGTCCCTGTCCGGTACGATTAACACCCTGCGCTTGGCCAACGTTTGCGTGTATTCGTCCCGCCACTTTCCAGCTCCCATTGGGGCCGTCGTGGGCACGATCTTGCTTTCTGCAGCCGCACACGCGTCCGCGTCCTTTTCACCTTCAAAAATTCCCACCACGCAGTCCTGGCGGGCCAGCAAATCCGGCAACCGATACAGCACCGGCGTGATTCCGGCCAAGGTCCATAGCCACCAGTTTCCCTCGCGATCCCGGCTGGCCTGCTTGTTGCCCGCCCGCTCTCCCTCTGCAGCCGGCCGCCGCTGGCGAAACATCTTGGGCTCATAACGCAGGGTCTGGTGCTTTAGCTTTCCATCCGCGTCCAGGTAGTCATACACCCGCACGATCCGGGGCGGCGCCTTGCCGTCTTTCTTTACAGGCGGAACGTACACATCCCCCGCCCATTCACGCATCATCCGGATCGCTTCCTTGCTTGATACGTTCCGCACCTTTTCAATCAGCGTGATCTGGTCACCACTCTCCTTTGTCCCGTGATCTGTCCACACCAAGCCCTTGTCGCCCTGCCAGATTGAAAAGGACGGGTTATCATCCCCGCTTCGGATCGGGCTGCACATCTTGCCAGGTCCGTCCGGAAAGCCGGCAATGCCCAGCCTCCTAGCCGTCTCCGGCAGGCTGATTTTGGCCTTTAAATCATCAATCGTCAGCATGACTTTATCAGGATTCCGCGCCTCTTTTTCCCTATCGACGGCAACCATCCGCATTTTTTTGCCATGATTACGGTCGCGTGATGGCAATCCCACGCCCTGGCAATCATGGATACCGTCATGCCGGCCTCGTACTGCTTGCGCCAACACTCCCACCTCTGTGCCACCACATGCGCCTGCCGGTTGCGCACCTTTTTTCCGTTCTGCGGCCGGTAGCTGATTTCCTTTGGCACTTCCATTATAGGCAGCGCCAGCTCCGGCTTTTTAATGGCAGACTTCATCAGCGCATCGCTGCTCAGCCGGCCGATTAACTGCCGCAGTTCCGTCAGCTCACGGTCGTGGTATTCAGCCTTTTTCTCCAACACCGTCAGCCGATAATTCTTTGCCGCTTCCACCAGTTGCCTGTCCATTGCCTGCCTCCTTTGGTTTTCCGATAATTGCCGCACACGCGTCCACCAGCGCGATGGCCGTGCGCACCTCCGGGTTGCTGCTGGCTTCCCGTATGCGCACAAGCGTCCCCCGTAGCGTGCCCAGCACGCTCCGCAGCCAGTCCAAGTCGATCACTCGCCCTGCGCTTGTATCAACTCGACCAGCTTTTTTGCCGTGGGGATCTGCTGGGCCAGCTGCTTCAGAAACTCACGGTCCTGCTCCCAGCCTTCCGGAAACTTGCGCTGCTGGATCTTTAGCTCGCTGTCCCAACCGACCGGCGTCCACATGCCGCTGTTGCGCTCGTCAGATCCGCGCGTCACTTGGCCAGATGCGATAGAACGCTTAAGGTCGTTAGGCGTCAGTTTTTCCGCTTCTGCCAGCTTCGCCCACTTGTCCTGCTCTTTCACCGTCCGCAATTTTTGCAGCTCCAGGTAATGCGCCGCCGTCAGGCCCGGGCGCCGTCTTTCAATCGGCACGGCGCCCAACGCCAGCATCGCGTCTGTTTTGGGGCCAAAGCTAAACTCCAGCTGATCCACCGCTTCGGTCACGTCGGTCTCGTCAAAGTTTTGCCGCCCGTAATTTAACCAGTCCGCATCCAGCCAGGTCTGTGCCCGCCGTGTGCTTTGCAGCCAGCGGCCCACCTCCTTCCACTGCTCCACGTTCAGCGCCTTTTCAAACACCAGCCCAGTGGGCGTGATTCGCACTCCGGGCACCTTTTCCACCGCCCGGCCCTCACGGTCCAAGCGTCTTAGTTCAATGATTTGCACCTTTGCCTCCTTTTTTTCCTACGATTTGCCGTCGCCAATGCCGCTCTTGCGGCAAATTTTTGTACGACTGCACTGCGTCAGCACTTTTGGTGTGTGCATTCCGTCGGAAACCCAAGAAATCCAGCCACCACTGCACCTGTTTGCTTACCGCGGCACGGGTCACGCCCATCTCCTTTGCGGCTGATGTTTGCGTCCACACCCCGTTCAACGCATCGCTGTTGATGGCAAACATCAGCGCATACACCCGCAGCCGCACGTTCCCGGGCTTCACCAGGATCGGCAGAACGCGGGAAAGCGTTTCCACCGTCAGCTGCCTGGCCTCGTCCGCCGTGGTGTCTTTCAGCCAGCGCGTAAAGCCGGGCAGACCCCCACTGGAGTACGATTCCGTTGCCTCCCTAAAAAGGGCTTCTACGGGGTTGTCGCAAAGGCTGGCCATATCGGGGGTATGGCTCGCCTCCGGCCTGTCGGCCGCATCGCAGTGGGGGCCTTCCCAGCCCATGCTTAGGCCTTCCAGCTTTTGACCACCGGCCACGCCATCACGCAGAGCGCGATCACGTACACCGGCAACATCAGCCGCACGATTAGTTCAATGGTTTGCATGCTTGTCCTCCTTGTTTTCTGAGAAGGTCGGCCACGACCTCCTCAAGTCTTTCGATCCGGGCCGTCAGCCCTTGGATTAAAATGTCCCGCCTAGCATTTAGGAACGCGTCCTGCACACCAGCGCTCCAGCTTTGGGAAAGGTTGATGTTTCCCAGCACCCCTTCCTGTTCCAGGTCCCTGACGTCAGATGGCTCAATCATCTGCCGGTCTCCACGTGCTTTAGTTTTTTGTAGTACCCGCGGACGCTGTCGTGCGGCTTAAGGCGTTTCTTTTTATCCCGCCGGTCGATGATCACGTGCACCGCCTTGCCGGTGTCTGCAATTGTCACAAAGCCGGCAAAGGCCAGCAGCTGCTTGGCAAAGCTCATGCCCCCTCCTCGCGCAGGTGCTCAAAGTGCTCGTAGCCCACCGGTGCCGGCTCCTCCGGCCGCTTGGCCACCAACTGCCGCAGCTCGTCCGGATCCATGGTTTCCTGTTCATGCCTGGCCAGATCCGGCGTGGCGTTAAACTTGGCCACCAGGCCGGCAATTAGCTTTTCCACCACCACGTGTTTTTCAGCCTCGCTCATTTGCGGGCCTCCTCACGGCAGCGGTTCCAGAACCACACGGCAAAAGACCCCGCAAAAACCAGCAACCCCCAGGCGGCGCCCACCATCAGGGCCCAACCGGTTAGGACCGCCACCATCTTTGCGACGTCGATGATTACGTCCCAGCTCATGCAGCACCTCCTTCTGTTTGATAACCACCCATGGAAATGCTGATTCGGCCCTGGCGGCAGCGTCGTAGGAGCCAGTCCCCGCTTAAAAAATTAAGGCCAATCGCCTCCCAGAAACGGGGTGCGTCATGCTGAATAAAAGATTCCAGCTCCGGCAACGTCTCCAGCTGGGCCTTCTCGCAACGGTGCCGGCTGTTGGTTCCGTAGGTAAGCCGATCCAGAAACGCGCGCAGGCAAAGCGCGGCGACAAGGCGGCGCACGCCTTTGTCGTGAAGTTGCTTTGCTACGTTTTTGCTACGCTCACCACTTAAGTCGTTGGTGGATAAAGATCGGACGGGGTGGGATTTGAACCCACGGCGACCAGCTACAGTGTATTTGTTTAAGATTAACTCTGACGGCTTCACTTAATTTCTTGGTGTTTTTGGCCAATTTGCTACGTTTGCTACGGACTCAAAATGGCCACGATTTACAAAAGAAAAGACAGCGAATGGTACTGGCTGCGGTACAAAACCCCCGAGGGAAAATGGGCCTGCAAAGCGACGCGCTACCGGACGGACAACACGCTGCACCGGGCCAAGGCCCTGGAGGAGGCCAGCCGGCTTTCTGTTACGGAACGTAGCAAAAAAAGCACGGACACCTCTTGGGTCGATGAACTCTTGGTTCAACACCAGGTCGCCGACAACACCCGCATCTACTACCGAAACAGCTGGCGCAACCTCTCCCGATTCATGGCGGAGCGCCGGATCCTGCTGGAGGACTTCACCCCGGCCCGAGCCCTGGACTACATCGCTTGGCGCACCCGCCTGCCCCGCACCAACGGATCCTTCATCGGCCGTAACCAAGCCCTGCAGGACATCAAGCTGCTTAAATGGATCCACCGCCAAGGCCGGCTGCTGGGCCACCTCAGCACCATGGCCATGATCGACTTCCGGTCCCGCAAAAGCCCGGTGCAACGCAAGCCGGTCTTCACAGAGGAGGAGATCGCCCGCGTCCGCCACGCCCTCTCCATCCCGCATGTGCCGGACTGGATGCGCACCAGCTTCGAAATCGCCCTGCACACGGGTTGCCGGCTGAAAGAAACCCGCATCCCGCTTTCCTGCATCGACCTTAAAACCGGCACGGTCACCTTTCCCGCCCCTAAGGGAGGCACAGGCCGCAGCTACACGATTCCGATCCCCGACGGCCTTGTGCCCATGTTCCGCAAGATGAAAGCCACGCCACGCAGCCACACCTTGGAATGGCCGGGCTGCGGAACCAAGGTTTCCAGCTACTGGCGCCGTTTTTTTAATCTGCTGGGAATGAGAAAGCACAGTTTCCATGGCCTTAGAGCGACGAGGGTAACAAACCTGCGTAAAGCAGGGATTGTTCAAGCTGTTGCCATGCGACTCGTGAACCATTCTTCGACGCTGGTGCACGACCTGTATCAGCGCCATTCAGTGGAAGATCTGCGGCCCTACGTGAACGCGGGCCTTCCTGCATCCACGCCTCAAACGCCGCCGGAAACACCAGCCCCCGCACCATGGGAAAGCCCGGCTGGAAAGACAGCTGACGGGCCCGATTGTACGCGATTCCGTACGCAGCCGACAGCTCGCGCAGGTTCATAAGCTCGTTCAACCCGCGCTTGGCGCGAGCGGCCTCCACGTACCTCTCGGGAGTCATGGCGCGTCGTCAGCCTCCTGAATCAGCTTCGCAACCAGCTGCGACAAGCTCAGGTTTTTTTTCTCCGCCAGCTCCCGGCCCAGCTTTTTAATGTGGACGGGCAGATACAAATTCGTCACCTCCGCGCCGCTGTTCTTCGAGGAGGATTTGACCGGCATGTGCGTGTTCTATGCGCATGAAACACGCATGGCAAGAAAAAAATTCTTTGGGCTGAACTTTTTTTCCGGCGCGAATTTGACCTGCGCACCTTTTGCGCATAAAAGGCTTTGATGGCCAAGCAAGCCACCAACCTGACCCTGCCCGCCGAGGTCAAAAAGAAAGGCATGGCCCTAGCCAAAAAGGCCGGCATGTCCCTCTCCACCTATGTCGCCCAGCTGCTGATTAAGGAGGCGGCCCGAGAACAGGGTTTTATTACCGAGAGCCCTGCATTGTATGCGGCAGGACGGTCACAGGCAAAAACTAGGACAAAGAGGACATGAAATTTGCGACTGTTTTTACCTTATCTGCCCTAGTGACCTGTCTTTCCTACGGCCAGACCGTGGCCGATCCCAAGCAAAACGTAGGCGGGGGCGGGTCCTACGCCCGCATCGGCGGCGCAGCCAAAAAAAACCCTTACAACCTGCTACCTAATATGCTGGCCCTGACCAACGCCCGGGTCGTCAGCATTGCCAAAGACACCGCCGGCCAGCCTTACCTGCAGCTGGAAGAAGCGGGCCAGACCTACCAGATCCGCAATTTTCCGGAGGGCAAATATCAGGCCGGCCATGCCCTTGGGCCTGTTATTTTGGTCAAAGGAATCAGCCAGACGCGCACGGACGGGCGGCGCTCCTACCTGTGGTTTGGAACCAACGCCGTGACCCAAGCGCAGGTTACCCGCCACGAATCCTCAGCCCTTGCCCTTCTTTACCCCTTGAACTAGCCGGTAGTACGGCCGCGCCCGGATTCCCCGCCCCCACTGCACCCGGAAATCTTTCCGCTCCACCAGCCCCGCCTGCGCCAGCTGCCGGCACTTCTGCATCCCCACCTCCCGGCACAGGCCCAGCTTTTCCGCAATTTCCTCCGGCGAGTGCCACCCCTTGGGCACACTCTCCGCGCCCACCAGGTTCACCTTTTCAAAGGCCGCCCGCCAGGCGGCTGCCTCCAGATCCTCCTTACGAAACGCTGACGATTTCATCCTGCTCCGGCGTCCACACCAGCTCATGCACCTCCGGCAGCTCCCCGTTGCGACGCCGGCGCCAATCCAGCACCAACGCCGAGGGCCGCGGGATCGCATCCGGCACCACCTTGCGGCCGTACCGGGTCAAAAACTGCCACCCGCCCGTCACCCCGATCATCCCCTGCCCGTCCGAAAACCAGCCTCCCGTGTGCCGGTGCCCCCGCAGATACACCCGGGCCGGCTCCTGCCCGCAGCGCATGCTGTTGAGCCGCGCGTTCCCCATGGTGATGGAAAGGCTGGTGGCCTCCAGGTAGGCCCGGCTGGTCACCCCGATGTGATGCGTGGCATCCACCAGGCAGCCTGCCATCCGAAACAGCCACTTGCCCCGCGCCCCGTTGCCCTCCGCCCCCAGCTTTTTGGCGATATAGTGCTCGATCAACCCTGTATGGGCCTCCGTGCCCAGCGTGACAAAAGTCTTATCCGCCCGCTTGGCCAGCCCGCCCACCGCCTCGATCGCCATGTTGGCGTGGTCCTCGATCGATTGCGTCAGCGATTCGATCGACTTGTGGTGGATGCCCTCCGTCAGATCCCCGTTAAGGCACAGGACGTACTTGTCCTTGCCCCGGATCGCCGCAAAGCGGGCCTGCAGATCCGTCCAACACGCCCAGAGCCACTCCTGGTGCACGTTCCCGCCAAAGGAGATTTTGTTGCCCGTGCGAGTCGTCTGATCGGGTGGCATTAAGCCCACCTCAGATCCGCAGTGGATGTCGCTCACCACCAATAATAAGCGGGACATTTACACGGTCCTGTGTGTCAAAAGGTTAGAGGCTGTCGGAAATCTTTGGCAGCCCTTGCAGAATGGATAAAATTTTCCGGCAGTTTTCCCGGGCCAGACTGGCGCAAAGCGACTCATCCTCGCATCCGGCCAAAGCCAGATCCGCCACGGCAGATAGTTGGATTTTTAGGGTGTAGGCATAAGCCACCATGTCCTGAATTTCCGACAAAATCTCAACCCAACACGGCTGCTGATAAAGCAACGTCTGCCCGTGCTCCCAGTATCCCTTGCGAAATTTGGCGTCAAAATCTTTCACGAAAGCCTCCTTGATGGCCGCCAAGTGGAGCTCTGCCTCTTTGCGCATCGGAGGTGTAACGCCGGGCGTCATGGCTTGCGCAGCCCTACCCTACGAACCGGCTTCGTAGCACTTTTGGACACGCGGGTGTTTTGGGGCCAAGGAATTCCGCCAGGGGTGGACTCCACCTCCTGCATATACCGGCGGTTGGCCTCCGCCACGCGGGTGCCGATGGATTCACTGGCGGCCAGCTCCCGCCAGTCCTTAAACTCCCCGTCCTCAAAATGGGGCGTTTCCCAGGATAGCCAGCGCAGGTCGTACTTTTCCGCGCAGTTGCGCATCAGCTGGTAGCCCTTCTCATCCGTCCAGCTGGTCACGTATCCCTGCCCCGTGCTGGACAGGCCGCACGGCACCGCGTCGATCGCACGGCCGTAGCAGTGAAAACTTTGCGGCACGGGCGTGCCCCGGGCGTTGGTCACCTTGGTGCCCTTCTTGCTGCGGCCGATCGCATACAGCTCGTCCTGCTCTTTCGGCGTACGGACGCTGCAGTACACCAGCACGGGGATCCGCTTGGCCAGCAGCTCCGCGTACCACTTGCCCACCCGGTCCCGGAACGTGGGGGCCAGCTTTTCGATGTGGCCGTGGCTGCGGTCAACGATCTGACGCCAGGTCATTTGCTTTCTGCCCGCATCCGCCAGCGGTCTGTTTCAGCCAGGCTTGCAGATAGCGCCTTAAGCGCGGCGACGTAGGCGTCGCGGTAAGCGGCCGGAGCTGGGCCTTCTTTTCTTTCCGCCTGGTCCCACTGGTAGATGAGCGCCTCGATCGTTTCCGGGCGCGGCGGCGGGCCATCAGTTTGCGGGGCTACCGTGGCGCAGCCGCTAAGAATCAGCAGGAGGGCGCTTAGTCCACCAAGAATCAATCCGCTGATCCCGCTTTTTGCGCTCCGCCTCGATAATGTGATCCTTGTACTCAAAGCGGGTTTTTCCCCGGTTCTGCAGCCACCAAAGGACCAAGGCCGCCAGCGTGCCGAGGAGCGTGAGGGCACCGGCAATCACTTCCCCTCCCCTATTTGCGGGAGATGTTGCTGATGAAATCGACGATCTTCTGCAGGGTCCGCTCCGGCTCGTCCCCGGGAATGACTGACGCCACGGCAATGGCGGCCGCCAGGACGGCCGTGAGGACGCCTAGGTAGCTTTGCCAATTAGTTAATAGGTGGGTGATTGGGTCCATACGCTGACACTTTGTGTCAAAGGCTACGGGCTATAGGCTACAGACTACAGGGATCCTGCAGCCTGTAGCCTATAGCCTGTAGTCTTGCCGGCGTCGGCCGGCCCTAATGTCCCAGCAGGCGGTTGCGGACGATCTCCCAGGCGGCGGCCAGCACCCCAAAAACGATGGTGGAGACGAGCCAGACGCGGCCCTTGAGGCCGTGCGCTTCCTGCTCAATCCGGTCCATCTTGGTCTTGTGGTCGGTCAGGAGCTCTAGGATGTAGGCTTGGCGGGTCTCCATGCGGGCCACCTTTTCGCGGATGTCGATGAGGACGGAATGGTCGTCAGCGCTCACACTTCGCAGCTTTCTGCACCTTCACAGATTCTAACGCATTCCGATCCGTCAGAATCGTAGAAGCGTTCGATATAGCCCTCCGCCTCCAGATATTCTAGGGCGGAGATAAAATCGCTGTATGTGTAGGCCGCGCTCACAAGCCGGAAGGCACACTCGGCGCGGAAAACACCACGCTATCGGCCTCATCGTTGGAAGTGGCGGAAAGGATCATGGCTGAACCCATTGCCTCTCCACCCTGTCCTCAAACCAGACCAGCGTGTCCGTCCAGTTGCCTTCTGCTGGCTTCTCAATCTTGACCAGCGGAACGATCTGCGGGGCGACCCAATCGTCCCTATGCGGATAAGGACGAATGGAATCTTCCACCCGCAGGTTGCCTTCCTCATCCAAAAGAATAGAGCGAAGTTCCTTGGTTCCGTCAGCCCAGATAAGTCCAAAAGTCTTCATGTTCCGTAATTCACCTCCACGGCATCCACGGACGCAACCCATCGCCATGTTTCGGAGGCGATGCCAGTTGGCTTGATGGAAATATAGTCCCCTGCATCCACGGTCGCCACGGCGAGGGTGGTGTTGGAAGCATTGTCAGTTCCGATGGTGACGGGCGCAAATACTTCCGAGCTAGTGCCACCGACATTTTTGGCGGCGTATTGGCGTTCGTAGGTGGCAACTGCGGAGCCGTCTGATTTTACGCCAACCACTTTGATGTTACAGAAAATGACCCTGCCACTTGGTATGGTAAGATAGGTGGCGCCTCCATCTAGCCCCATTTCCACGGCGGAGTTTGTGGTGGTTTTACAACGAAGAACAAATCTTGATCTTTGTGCATCGCCAGCACTTGCGAAACTTCCAGCCGCATGGGCCTGCATCCCATATCTGTTTGCCGTTGCGCCCTCTCCTCCAAGGATTGAAGTATTCTTTGCGCTAACCGTATTCGATCTTCCGCCAGATATTGCGGCCTGATCTGAACTCGCCGTGTTAAATATTCCTCCACAAATAGAACTATCTGCAAAACCTGATGTTATCTGATTGCCATACCCGCCACCAATAAAGTGCCTTTGGCCTGTTGTAATCGCGTTCCCATTTCCTCCGACAACGCACCCCTGAGTGCAGTTTGCTCGATTACCAGCCCCTCCAACAATTACTGCCTCTTGCCCGCTTGCAACTTGATTAGCACTGCTTCTGATTGTTTGAAAATCAGTAGAGTTTGTCCCCCTTGCGTTTCCGCCAGAGCTTGTTGCGTCTGGCTTTTGAGCAAGAATTGATCCAGTTCCCTTTGGGCTTAATACAAGAGAAGAGTTTGTTTGGCTGTGATTATTGCGAATTGTTACATTATTTTGAGTTGTAGTAGTTGCATCATCAATAAGTATGTCGGAATTTTGTAGCGTGGCCGCTCCCGTTCCGTCCGCACGGAGGATGGCGTTGTCGGTTGCCCCTGTGGAGCCTCCGATGCCTGCGCTCGCCCCGCCGCCGCCGAAGAAGCCGCCCATGGTTAGCCTTCCAAAATGGTGAAGGCCGCACCTGTCACGGCCCCTAGCCAATAAACTGCGCCCGTGGGACAGAAGGCATCGAAGGTCAGTCCGCCGCCAGCGGTTAGCTGGATGCCTTGCGTGGTGGTGGGGGAAAAGCCGATCCCGATGGTGACGGTTCCGGCCGAGATGTTTTGAGCCAGCAGATACTTGCGGGAAGTATTGGTCACGCATGAGGTCAACTGCGCCACCGATGCAGTCGTCACAGAGCCAAAGCGGGTGGTGAGTGCGCCGGAGGGGTTGTCTGCCGTCACCGTCCCGCTGATGGCGGGAAGCGAGCCGATGGTGACGGAGTTGGAGACCGTAACGCTTGAAGCAATAAGCTGTGCTTTCCATGCTGGCCCGCCTTGCCCAACAAGCTCAGCAACACAAGTATTTCTATAATTTACATATTGGCCATCAACATAGGAAATCCCCTTTATATCAACATTTATGGGACTTAGTGTGTAGCCTTGGGCAACATCAGTCGCGTTATATGCTCCCGCAAGTGCCGTAAATTTTACATTTGCCTTGGTGACGGTTGAGGAATTTACAATGGTAAGTGCGCCAGAATCATTCGCCGTCACCGTGCCGGAGATGGGGAGAGGATCTTCTTCCGTAACTGGTTCAAATACAGATCCCTTATAATAGCCTATTTGAATGGCGTTGTTTGGCTGGCCGGGGCCGCCAGCCTCAAATTCATAATTTGCATTCGCCGTCACCGTCCCCGCAATCGTCTGGGTGGAGGGAAAGTTGGAGATTGTGACGGAGCCGATGCTTAACGCCGGCATGGTGGTCACCGCCACGGATCCGCTCACCACCTGGGTGGCCGGAAAGTTTGA